CAGAATATTAGCTGCTATTGAAGAGCAGAATGCATATTCATAAAGGATAAACATGAGCTGGAAAAAATACTTTACACCCGTAGCAACTGAAAACTCAACTGGAAGTTACAGTCCAATTAGTGGCGGTGGCCGCCCAGGTCCAGCAAGATCAAACTACAGTTCCTATTTGCCTGATGTATATGCAGGCAGTCCAAACCGTATTGAAAAGTATATGCAATATGATACAATGGATATGGATTCAGAAGTTAATGCAGCATTAGATATTCTAGCAGAATTTTGTACAGGTAAAGATAAAGGAAATTTAACTCCTTTCAATTTTAACTTTAGAGGCGCACCGTCGGGTACTGAAACTAAGTTGCTTAAAGAAGCAATGCAAAAATGGACTAAACAACAGCAGTTTGAAACAAGAATGTTTCGTATTGTAAGAAATACATTTAAGTATGGAGATTGTTTTTTCCTTAGAGATCCCGAAACTAAAAAATTACTTTATGTTGATCAAGCCAAAGTCTCAAAAATTATTGTTAACGAATCACAAGGTAAACTACCTGAGCAGTATGTAATTAAAGATATCAACTTTAACTTTAAAGACCTAGTTGCAACTACTCCACATGGAACAATGAACACTGCACCTAGCGGAACTAGTTCATATACAAGCGGTGGCGGATTTGGAAGAGGCATGGTTGGTGATGCAGCACAACCTCCAGGAACAAGATTTCATAATCAACAAAATGAAATTACAGTTGATGCAAGTCACATGGTACATATTTCATTAAGCGAAGGCTTAGACAACAATTATCCTTTTGGTAATTCATTGCTTGAAAGTGTGTTTAAAGTATACAAGCAAAAAGAACTACTTGAAGATGCTATTATCATTTATAGAATTCAACGTGCGCCTGAAAGAAGAATCTTTTATGTTGATGTAGGTAACATGCCTGCACACATGGCAATGAGCTTTGTTGAAAAAGTTAAAAATGAAATTCAGCAAAGACGTATTCCAAGTAGTACAGGTGGTGGCACAAGTGTTATTGATGCAAGTTATAATCCATTAAGTACTAACGAGGATTACTTCTTTCCACAAACTGCTGAAGGCAGAGGTTCTAAAGTTGAAACATTACCAGGTGGTACAAACCTAGGTGAAATTACAGACTTAAAATTCTTTACTAACAAACTATTTAGAGCATTAAGAATTCCAGCAAGTTATTTGCCAACGTCAATTGATGATCAAGCAAACACAGTTTCAGATGGTAAAGTAGGAACAGCATATATCCAAGAATTAAGATTTAATAGATATTGCGAAAGACTACAAAACATCATGGGAGAAGCATTTGATAAAGAATTTAAATTCTGGTTAGATCAAAATGGTTACAACATTGATCCATCGTTGTTTAATATTAACTTCCAACCCCCACAAAACTTTGCAGCTTACAGACAAGCAGAACTTGATACTACAAGAGCAAACTTGTTTGGTGCGCTACAACAAATACCACATCTAAGTAAACGATTTGCAATGAAGCGTTACTTAGGATTATCTCAAGAAGAAATTGTTGAGAATGAAAGAATGTGGAGAGAAGAGAATGCAGGTAATCTTTCAGGTCCTGAAGATCCTGGTGCTGAAATGAGATCAGTTGGTGTTACGCCTAGCGGGATGGCCGCGGATGCAGGCGCAGAAGGAGCAGAAGCAGAAATAGAAGCTCCCCCAGCAGATGATGTAACTGGCGGAGAAACAGCAGAAACACCTGCAGTTTAATAAATACAATTATGCTTTTAAACGAATTTTTATATTTTAATGACGATGTGAACGACTTTGCAGTCGACCGCCGTTACGACAATAAGAAAGATAGCAGTGTACTCAAACGAGATGATACACGCAAAGCACGCCTTACGTTACGTCAGATTAATCAATTAAGATTACAATCCGAAGCACATGTTGCAGAACACGAATCTGAACTTGACTTCATTAGACAAATGTATGGTGCGAAACTTGAGCAAGAAGAATAAATCCCACAGTAAAGATATAGCATTTGTATTAGGAAACGGGTTAAGCCGCCGATCAATTCAATGTGAAAAATTAGTAAACGTTGGAACTGTATACGGTTGTAACGCACAATATAGAGAATTTGATCCACATTACATTGTAGCAGTAGATGTTAAAATGGTTAACGAAATGATCGAAGCAGGCTATCATAACAAAGGCACAGTATGGACTAATCCTAATAAAGGAATAAAAACTAACCACGGTGTTAATTTTTTTAGTCCGCACAAGGGATGGAGTAGTGGACCTACTGCATTATGGTTTGCAGCATCAAACGGCCATAAGAAGATTTATATTGCAGGGTTTGACTACCAAGGTGTTAAAGGAAAATTTAATAATGTATATGCAGATACGTTTAATTACAAGAAAACTACAGACTCTGCAACGTTCTTTGGCAACTGGCTAAGCCAAACAGAGAAAGTTATTAAGGAATTTACACACACAACATTTTATAGAATCATTGATGATGGCGCATTTATTCCAGATAAGCTGGGACCGCAATACACTAATCTTAAACATATTAGTGTAACAGATTTTGGCAACACTTTTGAAGGAATTATATATCCTCACAAAATGAATCAAAATACTACCATTTAACCCTGGTTTTATAACAATTATGTAAATATATAACAAACAGCCTTACCGAAAGTATCAATTTAAAGGAGAATATGAAATGGCAGATAAGAGTACATTAGAGCAAATGCTCGAAAACTTGGTTAACGATAACCAAGAAAAAGCAGAAGAATTATTTCACGAGTACGTGGTAACTAAATCACGTGAAATCTACGAAAACCTAATCGAAGAAGAAATGACTGACGATGAGGAAGTAGATGAAGCATCAAAAACTGATGATGATGAAGCAGTAGACGAAGCATCCGATAACGACGATGATGACGCTGTTGAAGAAGCATCTGATGAAGAAGCATCTGATGATAAAGAATTAGATGAAGAATTTGAAGACATTGCTATTGAAGCAGAAGACGATATGACAGACATGCCAACAATTGGTGGAGATGAAACAGACGATTTAGAATCTGACATTGACGCTGATGAAGAAGGTGAGAAAGAGCCAGAAGAGCTTTTCCAAGATCTAGATTCAATCGTTGACGAACTTCAAGCAAAGTTTGACGAAATCAAAGGTGTAGACGGAGACGAAGAAGGTGAGCCAGAAATGGATATGGGTGCAGAAGAAGAAGCATTTGCACCAGAAGCTTCTGAAGTTGACGAACTAGACACATTTCGTGAGTATGTTGAAAAAGTAGCTGGTGGACACGGTGCTGAATCAAAAGGCAGTGCAGAAACAGCAGACAACAAAAAATCAATTGTTGACAACATGAAAAACGATATGGGTGGAACAACTGCTAACATCGCAAAAGGCGGCACAGAGTCAGGTAAAAATGACGGTGGATTAGCAGATATTACACCTAAAGAAGAAAATGCAGGTAATGTTAACAAGCCTGGTTCAAAAACAGCAACTAAAATGGACAGCACTAAAGGACATGGCGCTGAAAAAGCAGGTAGCAAAGAATCAGCTGATAACAAGCAATCGATTTTCCGTAGCAAACGATAGTAAAAGGAAATACTAAAAAGTGATGAAAACTACACTAGCAGAACATCTGAGCTTCGATCAGGCTAAAATCGTACTTGAGCGTGATGAGACCGAGGGTAAAACATTACATCTGAGTGGTATCTGTATTCAAGGTGACATTCGTAATGCTAACCAACGTGTTTATTCTTCGAAGGAAATTGACAGGGCTGTTAAGACGCTCAACGAACAGATTTCTGGGGGGTATTCAGTGCTAGGGGAAGTTGATCACCCACAAGATTTACGCATCAATTTGGACAGGGTCAGTCACATGATTACTAAAATGTGGATGGATGGTCCAAATGGCTACGGAAAACTTAAAATGCTGCCAACACCGATGGGACAAATTGTAACATCGATGTTGGAAAGCGGAGTTAAGTTGGGAGTTTCAAGTAGAGGGTCAGGCGAAGTTGACGGAGACGGTAATGTTCAAGGATTTGAAATTATTACTGTTGATGTTGTAGCTCAACCATCTGCTCCGGGAGCATACCCAACACCAGTTTACGAACACCTAATGAATAATACAGGTGGCTACAAGGCATTTCAAGTGGCACAAGAAGTTAAAGGCGACCCACAGGCACAGAAGTATATAGCAGAGAGCTTGAAAAAGTTTATTTCAAGTTTAAACAAAACGTAGGAGAATCACTATGCTAGAGTTTGTAAAACAACTATTCGAAACTAATGTGATTTCCGAAGAAGTCAAGTCGGAAATTGAAACCGCTTGGGAAACAACAGTTCAAGAAAACCGTAACAATGTTACTACACAATTGCGTGAAGAATATGCACAGAAGTACGAACATGATAAGACCGCAATGGTTGAAGCAGTTGAAAATATGTTAGCAGACAGAATACAAGCTGAGCTATCAGAATTTGCTGAAGACCGTCAAGGACTTATCGAAGCTAAAGCCAAATATGCTGAAAAAATCGTAAAAGATTCAAAAGCTATGGAAGCATTTGTTCTTAAGAATCTTAAGAATGAGTTAGCAGAACTTCGTGAAGATCGTAAAGCAGTTGCAGGTAACGTTGGTAAACTTGAATCTTTTATCGTTGATGCACTTTCAAAAGAAATTGCAGAATTCCATGCTGATAAGAAAGACTTAGCAGAAACAAAAGTTAAACTTGTTAGAGATAGCAAAGTTAAATTTGAAGCAGCTAGGAAAGGCTTTATCAATAAAGCATCGAAGGTCATTGAAGAAACAGTATCGAAAGGTATTAAATCTGAAATGGTTCAATTGAAAGAAGATATTCAAGCAGCGAGAGAAAACGACTTCGGTCGCAGACTTTTTGAATCGTTCGCAAGTGAATATGCTACTAGCCACTTAAATGAAAAATCTGAAACTTCAAAACTTCTTAAAGTTGTAAAACAGAAAGATGCTGAAGTAAAAGAAGCAGCAGTAATTGTTGCAGAATCTAAAAAGTTAGTAGAAAGTCGTGATGCAGAAATTGCTCGTATCAAAAATAGCGCAGCTAGAACAGAAGTAATGGCAGAATTGCTAGGACCTCTTTCAGCAGAGAAGCGTGAGGTAATGGGTGAGTTATTAGAATCTGTACAGACTACTAAATTGCACACTGCATTTGACAAGTACATATCTTCCGTAATGGAAGGTGGTGCTCCCAAAAAAGCAGCGTTGACAGAAGGCAAAGAAATAACAGGCAACAGAAGTACAGGCAATCAAATTAGCAGTGGAGAAAAAACTGCTGAGATATTTGACATCCGCAGGCTTGCGGGCTTAAAAGTTTAAGGAGAAAAAACAATGTCACAACTACTAGAAAGTCGCTGGTCAGAAACCAAAGACGCTCTTCTCGAAGGGCTTCAAGGTAACAAGCGTTCTGTTATGGCAGCAACTCTGGAGAATACCCGCACGTATTTGAATGAGTCTGCTACTGCAGGAGCTACATCTGCCGGCAACGTTGCAACACTAAATCGTGTGATCCTTCCAGTGATCAGACGTGTAATGCCAACTGTCATCGCAAATGAATTAGTTGGAGTACAACCAATGACTGGACCAGTTGGTCAAATCCACACTTTAAGAGTACGTTACGCAGATGCGTTCAACTCTGCAAGTGGTACGGATACAACAGCTGGTGATGAGGCACTATCGCCATTCAAGATTGCTGAAGGTTATTCCGGCGCAACTTCTGATAAAGCAGCTAGTACAGCAGCTTTAGAAGGTGTACCAGGAAATAAACTAAGCATCCAAATCTTGAAACAAACTGTCGAAGCGAAAACTCGTAAGTTGAGTGCTCGTTGGACATTTGAAGCTGCTCAAGATGCACAAGCTCAACAGGGTATTGACATCGAAGCAGAGATTATGGCTGCATTGGCTCAAGAAATTACTGCAGAAATCGACCAAGAAGTGATTGCTTCATTGAAATCACTTGCTGGCTCAGCTGCATT